TCTTGCCGTGGGATGTTTAGCCGCAACGAAACGAGTTGGTTGTTCCAAGGCTTGATCTGATCCAAAACCGGGAAGGTTTACTCTTTGAATGAAATATTCCATTTTTGGCAAACGATGAATATTAAATCTAAAGAATGTTTGATATAAGTAATTTACATTATTGGGTTGCCTTGCAACAACACCCGGAGGTTTTCCTATCTGTGCGCCGTAGGTTACAGACGGAAGTTGAGTGCCGTCATTTACTACAGACGATCCAGACAAGCCAGATGGTGAGACAATTGAAGGCGTATTGATAAATGGATTGTTACGATCTGTCATCTTATTATTTAGGTGTAAAAGATAAGGGAGCCTTTCGGCTCCCCTATCTGCGTATTTAATTTTAACCTAAAACTTAGGCGTTGTTACCGTGAAGGTTCAGAACACGGAAGATTCTGTAGTATTGGTTAGAGCGAATAGCAGCATCGCTATGTGGATCGCTCTTGTTAGTAGATCCAACACCATTGTCAGACACGAACGGGTTGTTCACAAGACCGTAACGAGTCTTGAAGCCGATCTTAGGCTGGAAGGTGTTTTCATCAACTGCACGAACCATTTGCAGCGGGACGTATGGGCAGTAGAACATACCAGCGTCATATGGGCTGGAGCCTCTGTATCCAACGGTCACATAGTCAGCACCGGACACGGAGTATGGATCAATGTAGACCTTAATACGACCGTTCAAAGTGCCAGCAAAGGTGTTGCCAGTGTCATCAACTGTGAGGTTGACATCAGGGGTTGGGGTCAGGTTCAAGAAGCCGGACATGGCGAGTGCCGAAGCAACGTCGGAGGTACACAGGATGAAGTTACCCTTACCACGACGAGTTTCTTTAGCAATCACGTTGGCTTCACGCTCAATTTGGAACATCAAGCCACGGAACTTCTCAGCAGACCAACGACCATCAGAGTCTTGCTCAAGGTCGTAAATACCACCGGCGTTAAGATTAGAAGCAGAACCAGTTGTGAAACCAAGGTTGCTCTTGTAGAACAGATCGCTTTGTTGCGCACCAAGTTTAGCGTTGGTGTAGATGGTACGAACAACTTCACGGTTGATTTCAGCAAGGATTTCAGCCGAGAGGATGTTAGCCAACTCAACCTCAGCATCCAGACCGTGAACAGCCTTGAGATCCTGAGCGAGTTCAGAAGTGTATTCAGCCTTCAACGCACGGGTCTTAGCAACCACGGATTGACGGTCAATGACGAACGCCATTTCGTTGAATGTGCTGTTTTCAAGATCAGCAGTGGTAGCACCGGGGAGCATAAAGTTGCTCAAATCAGTAGATCCGGGTTCGTTCTTGAATCCAGCAGTTCCACCACCTCTATTACCCAAGGGGTCGCCAGTTCCACCGAATGATGGGAAACCAACACCGCCAGCAGTACCACCGCCACCGGATGTACCGGAGAATTCGGTGGGTGCTTCGTTGAACAGGGCTTCTGGACCAGACTTATTGGTAAACTTAGACTTCATTGCAAAGATCAAACCAGTAGGACCAGACATAGGCTGGACACCACAGATGTCGTATGCAATCAAGTTAGGCATGGAACGACGAACAAGCGAGATGAGAACGGGGTCAAACGCAGCGACCGCGTTGAACGTACCGTTAGTATTTGCAAATTCACCGCCTGATGGAACAGGAGCGACGTTGGCTTCTTCACGAAGAGCCTTTTCTTGGTTTTCAAGCAAGATCGACGTAACGTTTCTACGATAGTCGTCTTCAATGGGAGCCATACCCTCACAGTTAAGGACTGGTTCCCACTTCTCTTTCAGATTTTCTACGAGTAAGTTATCCATTTAAAAATCTCCTTCTTGTAATGGATTAGGATTGCTTATTCTGCTTGGCAGAGTTATTAACTTTTTTAAGCATATTTGTGTAAGCAGTCATTGAGGGAGAGAGATCAAGAGTGTGTTCTCTTTCGGCTTCTGCCTCATCAGTGGCGAACTCCTCAACGAGAGGGGTTACAACAGTTTCTTCACTTTCAAAGAAGTTTTCCTTGAGAGTGTTGAGTTTTTCTTGGAAGTCGTCAACAGAGTTGAAGTCAACTGCTTCAACCATAGAGCGGAACTTCTCTTCATCAGTGGAAGTCATGTCTCTAGAGGTAGACTCATAGAGTGCTTCACACTGTGCTTTGACCAGACCTTTGGAAAGTTCAATATTCTTTTCAATTGATTCGTTGAGTTTTGCTTCAACTTCGTCAATCTTATTGTTCAAACCTTCAACAAGATCATACTTGGCATCAGGCATGGTGACATAATGCTCTTCAAAGAGAGCCTTGAGTCCGACCATAAAGGATTCGGAGATGTCAGTCTTGATACCAGCGTCAATAGCGACTTGGTTTTCCTTCATCCAGTTTTCAACGACATATGTGAGATATTCGTCAAGTTTGGTAGCGAGTGCTTCTTTTTCCTCATCAAGAGTTGCTTCAAACTCTTCGGAAAGTTCTTCACGAATTTCTTCAACTCGCATGTCAACAGCCGCTTCAAAAACTGTGGATGCTTTATCTTTAAATTCTTCGGAAAGTTCTTCACCAGAGAAAAGAGATCCAAGATGTTCTTTCATCTTCAATTTCTTCAATTGCTTCTTAAACTCGGCAGACTCTTCTTCTGGCTTGGACATATATTCTTCTTCGGAGCCATACATCTCTTCCTCAGAGCCATACATCTCTTCTTCGGATTTGTCCATTTTGTCAAGATCATCAACCACCTCGTCATCAGCAGCCGAGGGTTTCATGTCGGGCTTGGGTGCGGACTTGCCTGTTGGTTCTGCGACCTTTGGAGTCACACCATCAGCGGATTTTTCACCACCACCATCTGCGTCGGCAGAGACTTCGGTGTCCTCACCACCGGCTTTCTTTTTCTTGACTACTGATTTCTTATCCATTTCGGCTTCAACACCCATTGTCATGGATTCTGCTTCAAGGATTTCCTTCGCGGTTTCTAAAGCGTTTTTGAGACTCATATTTGACTCCTATCTCCCTTTATTTATCTTTGATTAGATTTGAGAGGAAATCCGCGAACGCATACAACTTCGCTTCCTCAAGTTGTGGTTTAGAAGCACGCTCAATGTGCTTCTTATGTGATTCAATACGACGAGCGGTGAGAATACCGTTTTCCCACACCCACTCTTTTCCTTCCATAATCCCTTGAACATATGCGTCAGGAGCGGAAGGATCTGCAACGATATCAACGGCTGCAAGGTTAAAGTCCTCTTGAACTTCATTCACACCATTGACTTGTTTCAAAGAACCCATGCCTCTTGAGGAGACACCGATCTTCACACCCTCTTTGATCAAGTCTTTAACGATCTTGCCATAGGGAGTATCAAGAATTTTTGCTTTGCCATAAATGTCATTGCCATCAACACGAAGTTCCTTGATCAAGTGTGAAACTCTCTCAAGATTCAGTTGGGGTCCATCAGGGTGTCCGAGTTCACCCATCGCACGATTTGTTTTGACATATTCATTGTTGTATCGCTGAACTTCTTTCATCAAAGTTTTTTGAGGATAGACACGACCGTTGCGGTTCTTTTGTTCAGCCTGCATGAAGATGCCATCAATATGATATTGCTTCTCACCGTTCACTTCTTCGGTGATGAGATTAACATTATCGTTGACTTCTGTAATAAGTAACATGGTTTATCCTTATGGTTTTTTCATTGCCGATGCTTTCGGAACGTATCCGTGCTTCCGCTTGTCTTGAGCCTGAATCGCCAACTTTTCACGCTTGAGTCTTGCTCGTTCTTGACGACTCATACGAGGGTTGCCAGAGGCATCAAACATTCCCAAGTGTTTCTTCGCACGTTCAAAGTCCTCATCAACTTCTTCATGCTCTTCTTTCTTCATTGCCGATGCTTTCGCAACGTATCCGTGCTTTCGCTTGTCTTGAGCCTTAATCGCCAACTTCTCACGCTTGATCGCTGCTCGTTCTTGACGACTTAAACGAGGGTTGCCGGAAGCGTCAAACATTCCCAAGTGCTGTCGCCTACGTTCAATGTCTTCGTCAACCTCTTCATCTTCCTCAAGTTCTTCTTCTTCGTCTTCGTCATCATCATCGTCTTCTTCCTCTTCGTTGACCTCTTCGTTCTTAGCCTTGAAGTTTTTATCAATATAGTTGAAGAATTCTTTTTTATCCTCTTCGGTCTTGAGATCGGCTGGCGAATCAATGCCAAACTTTTTCATGGCTTTTTTGAAGAAGGTATCGTAGTCAGATTGCTCGCCAAGGGTATCGCCGTAGGCTTCTGCTACTTCTTCCTTGCGTGCAATCAAAGCAGCACCAACTTTAGACTGAAGAAGAGAGGACATGCCCTCTTCGGCAGCGTTATATTGTTTATCTT